TACTAAAGACATGGCTGCTGCCGGTCTTAATCCTATGCTTGCTTACCAACAAGGCGGTGCTTCTACCCCAGCTGGTGCGCAGTCCACGATGGGGAACGTGGTTCCGCGAAGGTCGGTGCTATGGCTACCGCTCTTCAAAACGCGAACGTGTTCGCTCAAAACAAACTTCTTTCGGCTCAAACTGATAATGTAAAAGCCGATACTCTTACTAAACTGCAACAGCCCGCGCAAATTATTGCGTCGGCTGCTAATACTTCGACTCAAACTGAGAAGCTCAAACAGGAAATACAGGCTTGGATCGACATTGGACGCGAACGCGCCATGATTGATCGTGATAAAGCTTGGTATGAAGCGGCCATTGCCGGTTCTCAAAAAAATGTTATGGGCAATTCCGAACAAGCTCGTACTGCTACTTTTTTGCACGAAGCTCAAGTCCTTGCTAATCGGGCAAAATTACTTGGTCTTGAAATACCACAATCTCTCGCTCATGCGGCGTTCTGGAACTCTGAACTCGCGAAACCTAAAGCCTTCGCCGATCCTGTCATTGACTCGGCTTCTCGCTTTATAACTGGCGCGGGCAATGCTCGTCGCCTTCTTCAATTCGAAAAACCCTGAAAGGAATGATAATGACTGTTAAACTATTTGACCCGTACAACTACGATATGGATGAAGTATCCAAAAATACTGGTCTAGTCTGCTCGGATCCTTCTCTCGCGCAGCAACAATTCAAGGATGAGTCAGACATTAACCATATCCTTAAACAGTTCAACGTTACGGGACAATTACCCCCAACTATTCAAATGCCCCGCTACGGGGATTTCTCGCAAGTGGTGGACTACCACTCTGCGCTTAACCTCGTTATCGCCGCTGATGAGGCTTTTATGGCCTTACCGGCGACTATTCGCAGCAGGTTTGATAATGATCCTGCTCTGCTTCTCGATTTTTTAAATAATCCAGAAAACAATGCCGAGGCCCAAAAGCTCGGTATTACCGTTGCCAAGACCGAAACGCAACCTGCCGCGAATCCGAAGGATTTGGGGCAGGCGGCAAGCGATAGCGCGCCAGTTTCGACCACTTGACAACGCCCGGCACATTTGCTCTACTTGATGTAAATGTGCCAAGTGACACCAAAACAGGAGAAAAAACCATGTTCCGCAAACCTGTAAGCAAATTCAAATCTGCTCGTTCTTTTCGAAAAAATGTAGGGCGTTCTAAGGCTGTGAATCTTCGCGCAGCTCCCCAGCGCGGTGGGTGGCGGCTCTGATGTGCCGTGCTACCATCCACTCTCGGCCTACCGTAACCTAAAGACAGGCCTAATCTCTTTTAATAAGGAAAAAGCCGGTGATGCTTCTAGCCTTGATCTCCCTTGTGGCCGTTGTATTGGCTGTCGCCTTGAGCGCAGTAGACAATGGGCAGCCCGAATCATGCACGAGGCTAAAGCTAGCGATCACTGTTCTTTCGTTACTCTTACTTATTCACCTGATAATCTTCCACAATCTGGAAGTCTCACATACGACCATTTCCAGCGCTTCATGAAACGCCTTCGGAAAAAATACGGCCCAGTCCGGTTTTATATGTGTGGTGAGTACGGGGACGAGCTCCAGCGTCCTCACTATCATGCGTGCCTATTCGGGGTTAATTTCCATCAAGACCGAAAGGTATGGAAAACCTCTAACGGCTTCACGCTCTACCGTTCGCCCTCTCTTGAGATACTCTGGCCCTATGGGTTTAGCTCTATCGGCGATCTTACCTTCGAAACTGCGGCCTACACGGCCCGTTATGTTATGAAGAAGGTTACAGGCTCACAAGCTGAGCCACACTATCAAAGGATTGATGCTAATACTGGCGAGGTCATAAACCTAACGCCAGAATTTAACAAAATGTCGCTCCGACCCGGAATCGGCAAACAATTCTTTGATGACTACAAAACGGACATATACCCACACGATTACATGATCGTTAACGGTAAAAAGTCCAAACCTCCGCGTTACTACGACAAACAGCTCAAGAAGCTCGATGAAATGCTCATGGATGACGTTAAAACAGAACGTGAATTCCAAGCATCCAAACTCCGCGCCGATAACACTATCGACCGCCTAGCAGTCCGCGAAAAAGTTGCGTCTGCTGCTCTCAATCAACTCAAAAGGAATAAAGTATGATTCTCACAATCGTTTCGATTTTCGATCAAGCCACCCAGGCTTACTCTCGTCCCGTCTTTGTTCAATCTACTGGTGTCGCTATTCGCTCGTTCTCTGACGAAGTTAACCGGGATGATCCTAACAACGAAATGAAACGGCATCCGTCCGATTTCGCTCTTTTCCACTTGGGTGAGTTTGATGACTCAACCGGTCTTTTCGTCAATAACGAGCCTTTGCCTGCTCTTCTGGTGCAGGCTTCTAATGTAATTACTAAGGAGTAATTTTCATGTTCCGGAACCGTTCAGCCTCTCAACATCAATTCGCAATGATCCCGGATGCGGAAATTCCGCGTTCTAAGTTCGTTCAAAATTCAACACACAAAACTACCTTTGATGCGGGGCTGTTGGTTCCGGTCTACGTCGATGAGGTGCTTCCGGGTGACACGATCAATCTCAACATGACGGCTTTTGGCCGGCTGGCCACTCCGATCTTTCCGGTTATCGACAATATCTATTTGGATTCCTTCTTTTTCTTCGTTCCTAATCGACTGGTCTGGTCGAATTGGAAAAAGTTTATGGGTGAACAGGCCAATCCCGCCGATTCAATTTCCTTCGTGATCCCTCAACAAGTTTCTCCAGTTGGCGGTTACGCTGTTAATTCTCTTCAGGACTATATGGGGCTCCCAACCGTCGGCCAAGTTGGCGTCGGCAACACCGTGACCCATTCCGCCCTTTATACTCGCGCTTATAACCTTATCTACAATGAATGGTTCCGCGATGAAAATCTCCAAAATTCCGTTACCGTTGATTTGGGCGACGGCCCGGATACGGTCGCTGATTACTCAATCCTTAGACGCGGTAAGCGCAAGGATTACTTTACCTCCGCGTTACCTTGGCCGCAAAAAGGTGGAACCGCGGTGACTCTTCCTCTTGGTACTTCCGCTCCGGTCGCTATGGCGATCGGCACTGCCGGTGTCGTGAAGTACCCTACCGTAAAAGACAATACAGGTTCGGCTTGGAACCTTGTCGATGATGGTGCTTCTCGCATTGCGTTAGGGCAAGCGGCTCCAGCGGCTAATTCCTACGCGTTATTTGCTGATCTTTCGGCGGCTACTGCTGCCACTATTAATCAACTTCGTCAATCTTTTCAAATTCAACGACTGCTCGAACGAGACGCCCGTGGCGGCACTCGTTATACCGAGATCGTTCGTGCCCACTTCGGCGTAGTCTCACCCGATCAACGCTTACAACGCCCCGAGTATCTCGGCGGCGGTTCTACTCCGATCAATATTTCGCCCATTGCTCAAACATCCGGAACTAGTGTTTCCGGTTCTACTACACCCCTTGGTAATCTTGCTGCTATGGGTACTTTCGTTTCTAACAAAAACGGATTTACCTATTCTGCCGTTGAGCATGGAATGATTATCGGTTTGGTGTCTGTCCGGACCGATATGACGTATCAACAAGGCTTGCATAAACGGTTCTCTCGCTCTACTCGATACGATTTTTATTTCCCGGCCTTCTCGCACTTGGGCGAGCAGGCTGTTCTTAATAAGGAGATTTATTGCGATGGTTCCGCTAATGATTCGGCTGTTTTCGGCTATCAAGAACGCTGGGGCGAATATCGCTTCGGCCAAAACAAAATTACCGGACTATTCAAATCAACTTCGGCTGGTACGATTGATCCCTGGCATTTCGCTCAACGATTTACCGGTCTACCCACTCTCAACACGACCTTTATTCAAGAGACACCTCCGCTGTCTCGCAACCTTGCCGTCGGGGCGTCGGCTAATGGTCAGCAAATCCTCTTTGATGGTTTCTTTGATGTCAAAATGGCGCGACCTCTTCCGATGTATTCGGTTCCCGGCTTGATCGATCACTTCTAATTATGTTAGGTACAATTCTCTCTTCCGTAGCGCCCGCCATTATTGGCGGGATTTTTGCGAATGAGGCCGGCAATACCGCTGCTGAAGGACAGCGCGAAGCTAATTCCGCTAATGCGGCCATGTCTCAAGCCCAAATGGACTTTCAAGAACGGATGTCTAATACTTCGTATCAACGCGCTACTAAAGACATGGCTGCGGCCGGTCTTAAT